ATATACAAATATATGAATAAAATAGGAAGAACCAAAGAAATCCCACGGATAATCGTTCCACAAGGTGCACAGAAACACATCGCATCTCATTTCGGGGTTAGCGGTGAAACAGTACGCAGAGCATTAAAGTACATTATCAACACTGAACTTGCAGTAAGAATAAGGGAAGAGGCGATAAAGAATTATGGTGGTGCAGAATCCATTATAAAAATAAGAGTATAACAATTTAAAACAAACTGTCATGATACCCATAAAAGATGAAACCAGATTGATAGACCTCACAATAGGCGAACTTAAGAGCGTGTTAAGTAATATAATCCGTGATACGATGTCGGGATGTGATGTCAAGGACAAGGAACAGGATTACGTGTACGGGCTTAAGGGTATATGCCAGTTGTTCGGTTGCTCCAAAAATACCGCAGCAAAGTTAAAGGATGGAATATTGAAAAAAGCGGTATATCAGGATGGGCGTAGAATCTTGACTGATCCGGTGATGGCAAGGAAGCTATTCAACAACTATTATTCAAAGAAGAATTAATAAAATGAGCAAAGCAACCGATTTTATAAATAATAAATGCTACCAGCTTGGCAATCCGATAGAGCCGTTGATTTTTAAAGCTGACGCATTGGAGGCTGTTAATATCGCATCCAAGGAAATAGAGGAACAAGCTGTGAAAGTGTACCGACAGTTATGTCCTTGTTATCAAAATGGGAAATGCAAGCATTATCCCCACAACCAAAAACAAGGTAGCCAAATATGTGATATCGAATGTGATCATATAAGTCATCTAAAGAAACAATTGGCTTGTATCTCAACAGATAAATAAATTTCTTCCCTCCCGTAAGATTCGGGGTAACAACCGGTTTAAGCCGTTGAGGGGAACTGTTCAAAGTTCTTTCACACATTGTAAATGTTTATATGGTGTAACTCATAAGCCATATAATGCAGACAAACGGACTGATTATAGGAGTCAATACCAGCAGGGATGCCGTGACGTATTGAGGGTCTATAATAATTGATTGAACATACTTTCGGTGCACCGATTTGTCCTTAGTGCATTAAGTAAACTTGGTTGGGCACAAGTACCGCCGGAAGGTCTAATATATCCCCTCCCGTAAGATTCGGGGTAACAACCGGTTTAAGCCGTTGAGGGGAACAATATAAAAATGCGTATTATGAAAACAGCTAATTTTATCCTGTCTATATTTGCCGGACTATGTTCTTTAGGAATGATTTATGGTGCGATAGTTACGGAAAGTCCTATAAAATCCGTATCGGTGATTATATTTTCTATTATCTCATTATTTTGTGTGAAATTGGTGGTAATGACATATAAAGAGTTAAAGGAATATGAATGATTTTTTCATCTAGTTTTTTTTGTTATTTTCATAAAGTTAATGTTGTCTGTCCGTGCCGGTGTGTGAATATAGGTACGGAATTTCACCGTCCATGGTTGGTACTGTCTAAGGTAATAAACATAAATAATTATCTGTTCTAATCTCTACTTTCATTTAACGGATAGTATGGCGGTCCGATTCCGCTGACGGTGACAAAAAAACTCTGATTTTCTTTGGAATATAGAAAATTTGATAATATGAAAACTAATCAAATAATGGTACGTCCGATGGGAGATTATACTATAACTCAACGGACAAATGATGGGAAGTTCGACTGTACAAACTTGCTTGCGCAGTGGAATAGTGCTAATAAAAGTAATCCTAAAAAGATTACTGAATATTTAAGGCTAAAGGAAACGAAAGAGTTTGTAAAAGCATTGCTGGAAGAACCTGAATTTAAAGGTGAGAATTCTCACCTTTTGGAAAACGCTGATTATAAAGACTTTCCAAAATCAATCGTTGTAGTGACAAGAGGGAAAAACGGAGGTACATGGATGACACCTCTCATGTTTTTAGATTTTGCGATGTGGTTAAATCCGGCTTTCAAGGTAAAGGTATTGAAATTCGTACAAGACGAGATGATAAAGTTTCGCAATGAGGCTGGAGATAATCATAAAGAAATGGCATCCGCTATACAAAAGATAGTTTCTAAGGATTTTATGCCAGTGGCAATGAAAAAAGTAAGCGAGGCATTAAACTGGATTGTATTCAATCAGCATGAGAAGATGATAAGGAATAAGTTTGGTGACGAAAACAAACAACGTGAACTTGCTCAATTCGAGAAGAAAGTAGCTGATTTAATTAACGAGGGATTTATTACCAATTTTGACAATCTTCTCAATTATCTGAGAAATCAGTATCAAAAACGTAATTGCCCAAGTATATTTATTACATCATAATATTTAAAGTTATCATAAATAATAGATTAAGTCGTTTAGGTTTTGCTCCTGTAGTCTGTGAAGATAGCAGGAGTTTTTTAATTGGAAACAAGTTAAGTTATGGATATAAATATAATAAAGGAGAAAGCCAGAGAGTATGCAAATGGCATACATGGAATTACGCACAAAAGAACAGCATCAGTGGATTTTGAGAAAGGTGCTCAATTTGTTTTGGAATCCATGAAATGGAGGAATGCAGAAAAAGATCCTCCACCATTGGACACAAGAGTGCTTGTGAAGAGTTCCGGGAAATTTGTGAATACCGGGATGTTGGTATTCGATAGTGAGCATAAGAAGAACATTTGGATATGTGGAAATACTAACCGGGCATGGGATATTAATTTTTGGAAACCATTGCCACAATAATTAGATAAACTTAAAATAAATGGTTATGAAGAAAGGTGATAAAGTACGTGAGATAGGTGATACGTTGACAGGTACAATAGTTTATATCGCTAACGGATATGCTGATGTCAAATATCCTAATATGAAAGGTGTATGCTCGTTGCCGATCCAATTTCTTGAAAAGGTATGAGAACTGTAAGCCAGATAAGCGATGAATTGGAAAAACTTTATTCAGAGCTTGATATAGTCCAGTCAATGAGTGAGGAATCGGTAAGGCTCACATTCAATGCTGACTGTAAAGGTAAATATATATCCTTGCTTAATGAAGAAATCGATTCTCTTGAAAACGAACTTGAAGAATCGGAGAGATATCATGGCAGGAAGCGGAACTTTGTAAGGACTGCGGACCTGCCTTTTTTGTGTTGGTAAATAATAATTTTATAATGAGTGAACAGTTAATATACAGTAAGATAGCCAATATTCTCAAAGAGACAAAGGCTATCACCAAATCGGAGAAGAACCAGCAACAGGGATTCAAATTCCGTGGGATTGACAACGTAATGAACGAACTTCATGAATTATTCTCAAAAAATGAGGTGTTCATACTACAGGAAGTGCAGAATTTCACAACGGAGAACAGGATAACGAAATCCGGCGGTACGAACACATTTACAAGGGCTACGATAAAGTTTAGGTATATGACCACTGATGGCAGCTATGTGGAAACTGTAAATGTGGGTGAAGCAATGGACGCAGGCGATAAAGGAATGAATAAAGCAATGAGCATAGCGTTGAAATATTCTTTGCTTCAGTTGTTCCTGATTCCTACAGAAGAGCAAAAGGACCCTGATAGTACAACACCTGAGGAAACGGATTTCCTTGCGATGGCATTGCAGGAAGTAAGATCAAGCCTGTCAATCGAGACATTACAGGTAGTATGGGGAAATTATAAGGAATTACAGAGTGACAAACGTTTTGTTGAAGCGGTGACAAGAAGGAAAGGAGAACTGAAATGAAACTAATCAAATCACAAGTCGTTTTCAATCCCGATGAACATACTTATATGCTAGGGGATAAGGAACTAAGCGGTATTACTTCCGTGATAGGCAGACAGCTTTTCCCCAATAAATACCGTGATGTTCCCGAAGACGTGTTAAGGAAAGCGGCTGAAAGAGGTACTATGATCCACAGTATATGCGAACTTGTCGATGATATTGGGATAACTCATGACAGCGATGAAGCACAAGGATACAAGGAACTGAAAGATAATTGGGGATTGAGGTACGAATGTTCCGAATATCTTGTATCTGACAATGAGCACTATGCAAGCTGTATCGACAAGGTTTATCGCGAAAATGAAACTGATTTTACTTTAGGTGATATAAAGACCACTTACGTGCTTGACAAGGAATCTGTAAGATGGCAGTTGAGTATATATGCATACTTTTTTGAGTTGCAGAATCCGGGATGCAATGCGGTAAGGCTTATAGGTATATGGTTGAGAGGTAAAAACCATGAGATAGTAGAAGTCGAGAGAATACCATCAGAAGTTGTAATGAATCTGTTGAAATGTGATTCGGAAGGCAGACAGTTTGTGAATCCCTATTCCATATCCCCTGTTACTCTTCCTGACGAGTACCGAAAGATGGAGAGGACAATACAGGAAATTGTGTCACAGGCAAAATACTGGTCCGATAAAAAGAAAGAAATAACTGATGGCGTTATGATGGCTATGGTAGAAGCCGGTGAATATAGTTGGAAAGGTGATATCATATCATTTACTCGCAAAAAGGACACTATCAGAAAGGATTTCGACAAGAAGGCGTTTGAGAAAGATTATCCTGATTTGTATAAGAAATATTTAAAAGAGATTCCAGTAGTTGGAAGTGTAACATTAAAAACAATATAATTATGGCAATTTTAAGTGGTTCTATATCTAAAGAATTTGAGATATGGAAAGATATTGTCGGATATGAAGGATTATATCAGATAAGCAATTTAGGCAGGGTGAAAAGTTTGAAAAGATATGTACCACACTTCAAAGGAGGATTAAAAGTTGTACCTGAAAGGATGAAGACGATTTTTTATCAAAAAGACGGAAGGCCAAGGGTTGAACTCAGTAAGGGGAATTTAAACAGGAAATTCTTTGTTTATAGACTTGTAGCACAGGCATTCATTCCTAATCCCAATAACTATCCTTGCATAAATCACAAGGATGAGAATCCGGCAAACAATTCTATTGAGAATTTGGAATGGTGTACTTACAAATATAATGCAAATTATGGTACAAGGGGATATCGGATTTCTATAACTAAATATAAGCCAGTTGGCATGTTCCATCCGACATTGAACGTGCTTATGAGAGTTTTTGACAGTGGTAAAGAGGCCGCAGAGTTTTTAAGGGTAAGTAGGTCATGTATGACTGCTGCGATAGATGACGATAATAGAAAAATAAAAGGTTATAAATTTAAATTCATTTGATTATGTTAAGAGGAAGTATTTGTTTATCAGACATTCCAAAGGAATTGATAAAGAAAGTAAAGTGTAAAGATGGTAAGGAAAGATGTTTCTTAAACTTCGCAATCTTCAAGCGGAAAGAACCTGCTACATTTGGAGATATTACTTATACTCATTTTATGAGTTGTGCCCCTAAGAAAGAAGAGAGAAAAGAGGGTGTAAGATACATCATAGCAGATTTATCAGAAACTGTTGATTCTAATAGATATCCATCTTCCACAGAAGTAGAAGCTGCTCCGAGTGTTTCCCAGGATGATGATCTAGATTTGCCATTCTGATGAAGTACGATGGATCTAATCCTCTCCACGTCCAGCAGGCAAGAGCGAAACTTGAGAAACTGATAAAGGAACAGAAGGTATTTGAACTGACGGAAAAGAGACCGCAAAGATCTTTAAATCAGAACAAATACTTATGGCTTCTTATTGGATATTGGGCTACACAAACTGGATATACAAAGGACGAAGCAGAGTTCATATACAAGGAAGTAAACAAGGACATTTATTTTGTAGAGAAAGAAATAGCTGGTATAAAGACAATATATGTCAGGCACACATACGAACTCGATACAAAAGAAATGTCCTTATCTGTTGAGAAATGGAGAAACTGGTCGGTTATGAATGATGTATTCTCTGTATATCTTCCTGCCCCTAATGAAGAATCCCTGTTACAATTAGCCCAAATAGAGGTTGATAGAATGAGTAAATATCTTTAAAAAATGAAACTTACTTTGACAAAACAAGAAGTGCTTCTCATTCAGTTACTTCTTCATATTTATAAAAACGACTTGCCCAATGACGTGACAGAGAAGCATGGACGTTTTGTCGGGAAGCTGTACAAGAAAATCAAAAGACAAGTTATTAATCAATTAAAATAATATGAAAATTACAATCAACAAACCAACAGAATTTGAAGCGGTCTACTTAGAAGTGGATGCAGGTGTACGCTATTGGGATGACGGATACATCAACGGTATGGAGGATACCGATTGTGAAGAAACGGATGGAATCCCCCAGATGCCTTGTGCCGAATATATGGGAGAACAACACATGGTGCTGCGTGGTTATAACTGGCGTTGGCGACCACTGATAGATATTGAAACAGGACAAATAGTCAACTGGTCCCAAGGAACAACTGCCCGTGTTCATTATAAAGTGTGCGATGATTTCCTTTGTGATATTCTTGATGGGAACAAAAACGTTATCACCTCTTATGACGGATATGTACCTAAGATTATGTGTCCGGCAGATGAAGGATATGGCGACTACATCATTATGAATATTGATGAGAATGGATTTATTCAAGGATGGAAAAAAGAATTGATTAAACGACTAATACAAGAAGAGGACTGATTATGGAAAGCAACATATCACGAGATCATATTGCGCTTGAAGCGATGAAGTGCATAATGATGACAGCAAAACGCAGGAGAACTTTATGGAACAGAGTTGTAACATTGTTTTTCCCATCCGAAGAAGAAAGTGTTATAAACTACAATCATGAAGGACAGGCTAAAACAGCTTACCAAATAGCTGATGCAATGATTAAGGAACGTAATAAGACAAAGGAGGAATGATTATGATGCACACATGGTTTGAGTGTAAAATTCGTTACGAGAAAGTAATGGAAAACGGGATGAATAAAAAAGTCACAGAATCTTATTTATTTGATTCTTTATCTTTTACAGAAAGCGAAGGAAGATGTATTGAGGAAATGACACCGTTTATCAGCGGTGAATTTACTGTTTCTGACATAAAACGTGCCAACTATTCTGAGATATTTTTCTCAGATGAAGAATCTGCTGACAGGTATTTTAAATGCAAGTTATACTTTATCACATTGGATGAAAAGACTGGTGCGGAAAAGAAAACATCCACAAACATTCTTGTTCAAGCATCCGACTTGAGAGATGCAGTCAATAAACTGGATGAAGGAATGAAAGGCACAATGGCAGACTACGTGATTGCTTCGGTAGCGGAAACTGCTATTATGGATGTTTATCCTTATAAAGCAAATTCAGATGTTAAACCAGAATTTCCTAATGCTTAAAAATTGACTGATATGGAAGACTATATTTCAGACTGGTTCATTCCGATGGATTTCGGTAATGATATTCCGGACGAAGATCCAGACGGTGAAGATAATTTCAATTTTGATTGAATCTTTTGTTAACCTGCCTGTCCGGTCTGTGAAGATGGGACGGGCGAATATGGTGGTATGGCGGAACAATGAGATACGCTATTAAGCAGTAGATTGATGCTCTAAGCTGAGGATTATAGGAAATGATAATCGGGGAAGGTTGGCGAAAAGGAGACCAGCATATTAGGTAAACGAAGTATTCGAGGGTTATTAATCACTCGGTAACGGATACCAAAACCTACAACAGCGAGCCTTATTCATAGTAGGCGATAAAAGATGAAAGTGAGCAGCATAACAATCATGCAGGTGCAAGTCCTGCTACCACCACAAAAAAATAATTAATATGAATAAAGAAAGAAAATTGACTTTTGGAAAATACAAAGGGCAAGATATAAAGTATATCATACTTACCCACATAGGTTACATCATGTGGTGCTTTGAAAATATAAGTTGGTTTAAACTGACCGATGAAGAACAGGCGTTATATGATGCTGTTGCGATAATGATTAAAAGAGATAACCTTGAAATGACTTTTCCAACCGAAATAATGTATAAGTACATAAAAGACCGTGAAGCCTTTAGAGATTTAAAAACACCATTTATTTGTAATGGTGATTTTACTTCTGTACGTAAGAGAGACATTGATAATCCAATCGTTAAATCTGTAATGAAATATAATGTTGGGGCCGTTATAGAAAGTAGAAAATGCTCAACCCTGAGTGATTTGTATTGCTTAAATCATTCGATGAACAAAGAAATAGAACGTGCCCAATTTAATGGTGAAACTGACGAAGATATATTTGGCGGTTGGGGTAGCATGAATGATTACAAGGATTAGTAGGATTTTAAAATAAATGTGAGCCACACATCAATGGCATGGGTTAATAAATAATGGTTGTGCCCCGGAGAATACGCTTCGGGGCTTTTAATTAAAAAGAGAGAATGAGACATTTAGAAGATCAGCTTCAAAAGGCTATTATTCAATATTGGGATTTTAAATACCCTAAATGGACGAAAAGGCTCCACCATTCTCCCAATGGAGGGAAGCGTAATGCTATTGAAGCTTCCAAGTTCAAGCAGATGGGTGTTCGTGCTGGATTCCCTGATTTGATACTGCTTATACCAAATAGATTCTATCCCTTTTGTGGTATTGAATTAAAAGCAAAGACAGGCAGACAGTCAGAGAATCAGAAAGCCTATCAAAAGGAATTTGAGAGTATTGGGGCAAAATATGTTGTTGTCCGATCATTGGACGAGTTTATTAAAGTGGTGGATAATTATTTGAAAGATATTTGAATTTTATTTTGGTGTTTTGAATTTGAGTTGTATCTTTGCGGTGAAAAGTTCGCCAAACTTTGATTTTATATAGCATATCGAAAGTGGATATTTTTATATCTACTTGACAGCTTTTATCGCAAAGATATAGCCGTTAGTTTTCCCTACGGACTGCTTTCGTTATGCGAATTTAGTCGGAGTTTGGCGACTTTGGGAGGCTAACGGCTTTCCTTTTATACATAACTCAAATTTCATCGTATGCCAAACTCCATGAAATTAGAGCAGAAGCGAAGTACAGTAACTTCTACATCTACGTTATCGGCTAACGTAAAAGCCATTTTCATGTTATTAATGCTAGTACTCACTATCATTAACCCTATCTTGTTTATAATTCCCTTTTTATTGTGCTTTATCTCAGTGAAGAAAGGAGGTCTTCTATGAAACAGTACGACTTCACTTCATTCAATGAGATGCTAAACAATTTTATTACCCCTGAGGAATTAGCAAAGAATATCGTGCAATTACTCTTTAACTACGCTTCCATTGTTGACGAAGAATCATTGGGGCAGTTTAAAGATGATGTAGGCACGCTGTACATCATACACGAGGAAATAACCAAAATAAGATAAAAATATAATTAACCAAGTGTTGGTAGCCTTATACAAGGCTGCCACACCTCTTATATCATAAATCATGAAAACAATAGGAGAAATAATGAATGAAATAGAACATATACCTAAATGCCCTAAAAGTGGGGAAGTCAATTTGCTTTATTTAATTGGAATAATGAAAAGTGGTCATGGGAAGAAATAGAAAATTAGGACTTGATTATTTCCCTATGGACGTGGATTTCTTTCAGGATATACGCATTAGAAAACTAATCAAGTATCAAGGCGGTAAAGCTGTAACTGTATATGCTCTCCTGCTATGTATTATCTACAAACAAGGGTACTACGTGAGGTGGGATGATGAGTTGCCCTTTATTATCTCGGAACAAACCGGGTTTGAAGAGGCGTATATACAGGAAGTCTTTAAATGCTGCCTGATAGTCGGGTTGTTTTCTAAAAAACTGTATGATTCTGACAAAGTAATTACATCGAAGGGGATTCAGGAAAGATGGATTAAATTGACAGATTATGTTGGTAATGATTTCCTAACATCCAAGCTAAATTTATTGGGTAATGATATAAAAATTCCGAAATATAAGTTAGATCATGAAGGAAAGAGGTTATTTAATATCAACGTAAAAGAGTGGAAGAGAATTTCAAAAGCTGTATTTAAAAGAGATAATTATACATGCCAATATTGTGGAAAGGTTGGTGGTAAATTAGAAGTTGACCATATATTCCCTTTTTCTAAAGGTGGAAGTGATAGTTTGGAGAATCTGACTACTTCCTGCCAAAAATGCAATAGACAAAAGCGTGATAAATCTGTTGATGATTTTTTAAAATGGAGGGATAATCATGGCAAGACCTAATAAAATGGGATTGGATTATTTCCCTTTTGATATAGATTTCTTTGAAGATGAAAAGATTGTAGCCATATCTGGGGAATTTGGGATTAAAGGAGAAATTGTTGCAATCAAGCTGCTTTGTGCGATATACAAAAATGGATATTTCATACTGTGGAATGATTTGATGAAATTCAAACTCCTTAAAAATCTGCCCGGAGTGTCTTCTGAGTTACTCGACAGCATAATGAACCGTTTAGTCTTATGGGGCTTTTTTGACAAAGACCTGTTTGATTCGATGGGAGTTCTTACCAGTGCGGGAATCCAGAAGCGATATTTCAAAATATCTAAAAGGCGTAAATCTGTGGATGATTTTAGATACTTATTAGTCGAAATTAGCGGTTGCGAAAACAAGGAAGTTTTTTCTTCCGACGATGGAGATGTATCGAGCGATACAGTTAATGTTTACAGTAATGGGGTTAATGTATGCAATAACCCTCTTACTGCCGACATTAATGTATGCAAAAACACCACAAAGAAAAGAAAAGGAAATAATAAAGAAAACTCTATAAATAGAGTAAAAGAAAAAATGGGTTCTGATTTTGGAAGTTGTGATATACCCCTCAGTGAATTGCAACATGAGCTGTCAGCAGATAGCGAATGGGAAGAAGCAATAAGGCTTCATTTGTACCGTAACGGGATAAAGGTTTTCGACCATGATATGTTTCTTCTATGGCTTGACAAGTTCGTGATAAGCCTAAAAGCCGGAGGAACTATCTCGAAAGACAGGAAAGGCTTTATGGAGCATTTCAGAAACTGGATATTGACTGAGATAAAAAGAGGGGCTACAAATTTGTTTCAGGATACGAATGATGCTTTGCTGAAATCTTCCGAATGCAACAAGACATATCACAAATTCCTGTCGTATATCAAGAAACAAGCACCGTATTGTTTTTCCAATATGCGATTGCCTACGGAAGAAGAGTTTTTGCTTTTACGAGACAAATATGGGAACGATATGTTTAAAAACGCATTATGCACAATTGAAGGCAGAGTAGACATCCGTTCCAAATGGGATGTTTTGTATAACGCTGTTTTAAAACAATTTGAGTTTATGAAAGATGAAAAATGAAATAATACCGAGTGGAATGCGTATATTACCAAGAGATGAAGAATGTGAGAAACGTGTTCTTGGGACCATTCTAAGCGAGAGAGATACCATTTACGAAGTGAGGGATATCCTTACTGAAAATTGTTTCTATAACGATTTTCACAAACAGATATACAGGACTGTATTGGAGATAATAGATTCCGGAGGAAGGGCCGATGCTGTCAGTGTGAAATCAAAACTGGAGTTCTCCTATCCGGACTTTAGTTTATATGAGCTGGTAAAGATTTCAGGAATGTACACATTCGATCTGTATCAATATGCGTGCAGACTTCATGATCTGATGATACGAAGACGTTTTTTTGATATTGGGAGTTATCTTGACAGTAACGCTTTTAATGAGAAGGAAGATATTGCCGATGTCGTGCAAAAAGTGTCAGACCAGCTTGCTAATCTGTTCTCATCCAATTGTAATTCTATCAGCACAGTCAAGGAAAGCATAGAATCCGTGTATGAAACGATAAACCGCAACATGTCGGAAAAAACAGAATTGACAGGTACACCGACCGGATTTGACAAGATAGACGGGAAAACAGGCGGGCTTCAAAAATCAGACCTGATAATAATTGCGGGTGAAACAAGCCAAGGAAAAACTAGCCTTGCTGTAAGCATGATGAAAAACGCTGCAATAGCAGGTGCTAAGATAGCCATGTATTCAATGGAGATGAAGAAGGAACAGATTACGTCTAGAATCATTTCAATGATAAGTGGTATTCCTTCAAATGTTATACTTTACTCACCGCTTTCCGGTATGCAGTTGGAAAATGTAGACCGAGCTGTGGATACTGTATCAAAAATGCAAATCTATTTCGATGACAGGAGCACGTCCAATATCGACACGATAATATCCTCAATCCGTCAAATGAAATTAAAAAATGGGATAGACGGGGCTGTGGTTGATTATTTACAGATTTTGAATGTTAACATGAAGGGAAGCAACAAAGAACAGCAGATGGGAGAGGTTGCAAGAAGGCTGAAGAATCTGGCAAAGGATTTGGATATATGGATTATTGCATTGTCACAGATGAATAGGGATAATCTTAACCCTGTACCTACATTGGCAAGGTTAAGGGATAGTGGACAGATAGCGGAAGCAGCAGATATAGTCATGCTGATTTATCGCCCCGAGGTAAAAGGGAAACGTTATCCTGATGAGTTTTCAGACGTGGACACAAAAGGAACTGCCATGATTGATATAGCTAAAGGCAGGAATATAGGGCTATTGAAGTTTATCTGTGGTTTCAATGCCGCATCTACTCACTTTTACGACTTGAACATTATTCCCATATCAAGTAATAGCACTGAAGAGGATAACAATCCATTTTAAATATGGCAAAGAAAGTCAAACCGGAAATTGTATATGTCAAATGCCGGAACTGCAAGAATGCTTCGGACTTCGGGGACAATTCTGCGTATTGCAGGGCCAAAGGGCATAGAGTGTGTGCCTGTGACAGATATGGGCAAATTTGTAACAGTTTTAAAAAGAAAGAATCATAACGGAAAAAGGAGAAATTTATGAATACTGAGATGCAGACAAAGATACGTGAATGGGAAGCGGAACGCGACAGGAACCTGCGCATCCACTGTCCTCTTGTAGCCGCCAAATTCCAAAGATGGATTGACAGGGCAAAGAAAGAAAACGATATACCGCATTTCCAGCCCCGTGGCAAGATTTTCAACAAGAAAGCCTGTAGTTGATACTTTCATGCAGGAAAATTCATTATACGGCTTTAAAATAGATTGTATCAAATAAAATAATTGGTAAAAAATACACGATCATGCAAGGAACTGACAAACTGAATACGATAACCAACATCGTATTTGTCCTCACGGACGTTTTAGAGACAAACCTTCTAGAAATGCAGCAGCAATACAAGAAGGAAGGCTTTGAACTCAGACACGATTCAAAAAGAAACTTCAACACAGCCATAGCCGCGATAAAAAGATTGAAAAGTGATGTGAATCATTGTAGCGAATCCACTCAGGAAAACTTCGGCAATGATTCTGACATGGTGAATGCTATGTTACTCACACTGATTGACAGATGCGGTGATGATGACAACCTCGCTTATAAGATGTACGAATACATTAAATCTTTCCCGTC